CTGTAACTCCTCCCCAGCCTGGAGCCACTGGTGCTCCCACTGATTTTTAACATAGAAATCACCCGTGCGAACCATGTTCAATATGTGCGCTGGCAATGACTTGCCTTCAAATTGTCCCTCAGTGACCCGCATCATCTGAGTTTCCATGTATAGCACATAGTTGAAGTAGTGAGGGAAGTGAAGGCGAAACGACCCACGTAATGACGGGTAGTAATCGAAGTCCACGAAGTCAGGGTCACCTGCTATCGAAGACCTATTACTGCGTCGCTCCTTTTTCCTCTCCATGACACGAGCGGTAACAAGTACCGTGCACCCTAGTGCCGCAGGGTCAAGACGCATCATGATTGCGAACATCTGGCTGAGCAGGGCGTTCCACTTTTTGAACTCGTCGCCACCAGTATTAGTAGTACTGAACACCTCTTCAAACAGAAGGTCGAACTCACTCATACCATCGACGACTAAGACATCAAGACAGTTGCCCTTGCTTGCTTCATGTAGAAGCATATCAGTCACGGCTTCAAACCTCTCCAGCCAGTCCATACTGTCAAGCGCTGGTGAGCTGAACCGTAAAGATGTACCCTTCTCCGTCTGCCTGTAGCTTTCGGGTACGGCTAAGGCCGGATTGTCCTCCCGACCAAAGGTTACGAGCTTAGCGTTGTCGGTAACGGGCGTCCCCGTCCGCCAGTCGTAGAATGAGGATACGGCAAATGCAGTTTTACCTGAGCCTGGGCCGCCGTATAGTAGCCCAGAGGTGGATGGTTGGTAGAGCATGGCTCACCTCCAAATTTATCTTCCTTATTATACCACAAATTTAGTGGCTTGTCAAGAGCCTTAGTTGTTGTGCGAGTATGGTATTCTCTTCTCGAAGCTCACCGTTGATACCACGTTGTTCTTGTGCTGCCTTACGGAGCAGGCGGTTCTCGATTTTGAGTCGGTTGAGTTCTTCCTGTTGCTCCTCAACAATATCTTTTAGCTGACTCGCGAATGTCTTTGCCATCGTTCTATCCTCCTTCTCTTAGCGTCAATGATAACCTCTAGGGATTTTCGATTGTTGGCACGAGTCCGCTTGGCATAAGCACGCTCACGTTTTTGGGCTCGGCGTTCGCCTTTTAACATCATAGCACCAGTATCCAAACTCCGATTGCAATAGCGACATCAGCCGCCGCCGCAATCATCATACCTATAAGCATGGCCTTGTTCAACTCCATCGTGGCAAGGGCTCCTCTATCTTAATCATACGTTGTACTTGATGGTATGTCCACTCGTCTGGGTCGAGCGCAACCAGCATACCAAACAGGAACCCACCTACCCAGAAGCGCCAGTCTTTAGGGTGCGGCTTTGGGGGGGCTATGCTCTTTAGTGCTCGTACCTCATAAGCTATCTTGTCTCGCTTCTCTTGGTTAGTCATGTGGTCTACGCTCCGTATATAATTCTTCGATGATGCCATTGGGGTCGGCGCCTGTGATTATGTTTTTGCAGATAGTGTTGTAATCACAGAAGCTACAGGCTCGTGAGTACCGAGGCTCCATCCTACTACGGTTAAACCTCGCACCCATGCCAGCGATTTCAATACAAGTTGCTTCATACATAGCTTGAGTGAAGGGCCACGCCGGTGAATGGGGCGGCGGGCCTGTGCCTTGTGTTGGTAAGCATAGATATTTATACATGATTTGTCGGTCAGGATACTCTTGCTGTAAGACAGCGGCGTAGTAACGCAACTGTGGTGACCACAGTAGAAAGTCTAACGGCTCTGTCTGGGTAGTCTTAACATCCATAATTTCTAGCCTGTCTATCTCGTACCCTGTCGCTAAGCCGTCGATTAACCTATACATATCTGGTCTGCCATGTAGTTCAATATCATCAAATACGCCTGATACCTCGCGTTCGACAAACCAATGAGACTTCCATACCCCCTCAGGTATCTTGTTGATAGCACGTATCACACCAGGTAGGTACTTCTTCACCTGCTTCTCAGGCTCATAGTTATTAGCGAACTGCTCTTCAAGGCAGTCCTTAGCACGCAACGCTATGTCCTCTGCCTTTGGTATCTCGTTCGGGAAGTCCCGACAGATAGTCTCAACCACGAAGTGTACTGCTGTGCCAGAGGCCATCGGCGCAGGCCTGCTCTGGTCTATCGGCTCAATGCGCTGGTCATAACGGAAGTGCCACTTGCGTTGGCAGTCATTCCACGTAGCCAACTCCGAGGGACTCACGCTAACCATTTCTTTCGTGGGTACAACGGCCTTGTCGTCCTGATACCTCATGTCACCTTCCTCCAATGCTTAAGCTCTAGTGCCCACTGTGGGTTATGCCCACGGTCTAGGGAGAACGCACGACCGAAGAAGTCGCCAAGGTCTGTAGAGTAGACACCATCATCGGTCAGCAAACATATCTCGGATACCCCACGCTCATCTAATAGGTCAGCTATGTCCTTGTCGATGCACCACGCTGGTGGTACCTGTAACATATGCTTGGCACGCTTGACATTGTGCCGGATGTAGACTAGCTTGTCGTCTATCTGGTGTATGGTGCCAGTATACTTCTGCCCCTTTGGGTATTGTGCATATATATTGGTCATTTTAACGCCTCCTCTTTCCTATCCACCACTTTTTGAGGCACCCCTAGTTCTCGCCACTCTTCTGGCTGAGCCATAAGAGCACGGCTAGTAGAGCCGAAGTGACTATGCAGTTTGGTTGCAATTCTTTCACCTATTCCTTTTATATTTGTGAGGAACCACCCCTTATACTTGGACTTGGCTGGCCTGATGTCCGTTTGTTTGATAGCTGCAAGTGCGGCCCGCCCACCACTTAAGATTGGGGAGTAACGCTTGAGCCAACGAGGAACAAGCTTGTCATCAACAGGCCCAGGTAATATGTATACCCCTAACGCTTGCAGTTGCACCAGTTCTTGCCACGCCTCGAACATATCCTCATTGAATACGTTCATCTTCTTAACGCCTCGCCATTTCTTGGGTACACCACGCATCAGCAAGCACGGAACATCGACCTCACCTATCAACGTACGCATCTGACGTGAGAGTCTGCCCTTGGTTATAGAATCCTTGAGGTCGTTTGCTTTTTTTGACTCAACACCCACGACCTTATCGCCAGCCACGAATACCATGTCAATACGTGATGGCATGGGCCGACGGACGAGCCATTGAGGCTCACCGTAAGGCACATCCTTCAATTCGTTGGCATCAATGTATAGGTTATGCACAGGGCCGAACAGCACACCGTCATGGTACAGGCTATTGCCCTCGATTGTAAACATTATACCACCTCAGGGTCGTGTTTCTCAGGTAGAGCCCGTAGAAATTCCTGATATCGTACTTCCCTTTCCAAGGCGTTGCGGCATATCTTAGACATGGACAGCCCCAGAACATGTGCCCTTTTACGTAGTTCGGACGGAATCCTTATCGCAAGAACAACTGGGTCAGTTATAGCGTACTTCGATTTCATTATATCACCTCAGGGTCGTGTGGTTGTGCCCGACGTTTGCGTGCCTTGTCAGCCAAACATATCTGGCAGTAGGTCTTGTCGTTCTTGTCGCGACTAAGCTGACTACCACAATTACGGCATCGTGTTGCGCGTTCACGCTTGGGCTTGGTTTTAATTGCTAGATGCTCAGGGTTGAGGCACCCCGTGGTACCACACGTCTGGTCTACTGTGGAGCGTGGTGGTATCGCGCCGAAGTGTTCTTCCCATACAGCACGTTGCATCCAGAGTGTCCACGCTGGGCGACCGTAATACTTGCGGCCCTTCCAGCCTGTACATCCAGACTCTAGCTCAATGAAGTAACGTCGCGCCTCGTGTGGTATCATAGCTCAGACTCCGCTAAGCTATACCGCTGAGGTCGCTTACCATCACCAACTATTATACCCTGTTTTGTCAAAATTGTCAAGGCCTCCGATAGCGTGGAGCGCGCGCGTAGCGTTCGACGCTCTAATTCTTCTGCTGTTGAGGGAGTATCAATCAATACCTCAAGTATGATACACTGTGTTGGGCCTAGGTTGGCTGGTCTAGGTATAAACATGAGAGGGTCAGGCTCAACCATCATCATGGGTAGCCTGCCAATCTCGCTCGTCCTATTACGTTGTGTTAGACACGACAGTTGGACGTAGTGCTGGTCAGGCCCGTCATGTTTCATAAGCCAGAACGACCTGGCCCACGCCTTCCACGTGAAGGCGCCGAAGTATGCGTTGTCCCCCTCGTCTATGTTGTCACCACTCTGGTCACGGATAGGTCTATGTGTGTGGTGGAGCATGATAACAGCGGAACCCGTGAGGTGCTGGTACCTATTCAAATTTTGTGTGAACATTCCAGCAGGCTCATCGTCCTTCATCGACCCTTTCATTAGCGCGTAGATGGGGTCGAAGATGGTCAGCTCAGGCTCCACCTGGGCTGAGAACTCAAGTAACTTGTTGAATCCATCGGCTGTATTCATAGCGACGGTGGGCACAGGCCAGTACCATAGCCAGTCAGATGGTACGGGGAACCTGTGGCGCATGGCTCGACCTCGAAACTGTAGCTCGTCAATGTCACCCTCACCTGCGATATACAAGACTCGGTGAGGCTCATCCGCCGCTGGGAATCCCAGAAACGAATGAGCCCCAGCCACACAGGAGGCTAGTTGTTGAGCGAGTAGGCTCTTGCCTACCTTAGGCTCAGCGACACACATAATCTTATCGCCTGAGGCTAACACCCCAGGTATAAGCATGGGTCGTGAGTCGAGGTCTATGCTGAGCAATTCCTCCGACTCATACAGTACGTCTGATTCGTAAGGGATTACCAATCTGACCAGTCCAATCGCCTACGGCGGCGCCCCTCAGGTGGTGGAGAGGGCTCAACCACAGCCGTAGCGTAAGCCGTAAGGGCTGTGCCTATCATTTCCATCTGTTTGACTGGCTCGGCAAAGTCATGTGTGCCTACTGCTGGTTCAATTTGAATGTCTAAACCATCCTCAACGACGACAGACCACACGCCATCGCTAGTCTTACAGCACACAGCACCATCCGATTCGCGCGTAACCACCTCTGTTAACTCGGGGTATGTCTCACGCCACAGCCCTTTGGATGTGGCATCCGATGAGACACGAACGCGAAGGCCTAGGTACTGTGCGAGTTTCGCGTGTAGTTCTTTAGATGTCATGTCCAAGTTCCTCTGTGTCATCGAGGAGCCTGTTTAGTTCGGAATATAATATACGTAAGTCATATCCGAGCGCATCTTCCTCGTCAACGTCACGCGTCTCAATAAATGTCGCCACGATGTTAGCTGCCTGATTTATAAGGTCAGCTACATCCTCTATCATACCTTGTTCTCGTCTACGCATCATTCCTCCGCACCTCCACGGCGCTTAAAGTTTTCTTCACACTCAGTCACTACTTGGGTGAGCGCGGCCATACGTAGGGTCTGCGGCAAATCCAGTAGTATTTCCATGTCACCATCGCCACGACAACCCGCACCTGGCGCACACTCGTTTTCCTTTATCTCCGATGTGCGTGCAACTATACCACATCGTGTACACACGGCGCCGATGTCGGCGAGCTGTGACATTAGCTCTTGCATCGCTAGCCATGAGCACAACAAGGTAGCACAGTCCTTGCTTACAGGCACGGCGGCCACGGCACGCCCGTCTGTTCTGACTCTAAACAATACATCCATTAGCTTAGCACCAAATATACTAGAGTAGTCCATACTCCAGCAAATATACCCATCGTAAATGCTAGGTTCCAACTATCTTTATTTCTACACATTTTCATTAGACAACCTCCTTATGAAAAGATGCGGTGTCCCCACAGTGTTGGCAGAAACCAGTCGTTCCGTGTCGCTCATCAATGGATAGGTCGAGTACGTGTGTTGAGTAGCAACAATCGGACAGCCACTCGAACTCCGCGTTCTCGAAACTAGCTAGAATTTGCTCGCGGTCATACTCACACAGGTCGCATAAGTCCTCACCTGTGCAATCCATTGGCCGTTTGCAATTAAAGCACACACAGTTTGCCATTACTCCTCATCCTCCTCGTACAATCCCTCTAGTTCTTCCTCTGATAGTTCGTCTAAGGTGATGCTACCAAAGAGCAGGTCGTGCATATCCTGCAAGGCTTGGGGGTCGAACATGATAGCGCCTGGCGGCACGGCTACCATAGCCGCTGGCAACGGGGCTAAGTCCTCGTTGTGCTCGACGATTGCGTGTGTTATCTGGTTGTCTTGCGACTGAATTTCCTCAAGTGCCATGTTATATGTGTTAACGATATCGACCACATCAGCCGTCACCCGACGGATATACTCACGCATAACAGTTCGTGATGTGAACGTCCCCGCGTGCCCATTGTGTAACTGCAAACATTTAAGTGGCGTGTCACATTGGGAGTTGTGCCCGCTCTTAGATAGGTTGACTGTAAGAGAATCAGGTATATCCTGTGCTTCCTGGTTGGTTACGATAGACTCCCATAGCACCTGGCCTGATTGAAAGTAACCATCGTGGTCGTTCTTGTTATAGCTGTTAATTAACAGTTTCATGAATCACTCCTGTTAGTAGATTAGAATATGCCGTGAGTAAATCCTCTTGTACCTTGGACTCGATAGCCTTGTCACAATAGCCGCCTCGTATGTACGACATCGCATCGGCGACAGCCCAACCCTCACGAATCATGAGTGCCGCTACGAATGTGCCAGTCCTACCGTGCCCACCCATACATGCAATCTCAATGATACTGTTCTTGTTGTGTAGGTATGGCAACGTCCACTCGATAGCCTCGGATAGCATGTCTACTTCGACCACCCCGAAGTCCGGCCACCCTACGTAGAGTGAGGCTGGGGCTGACATGTCTACCTCGGCGGTCGTGTTAGTTGCGAGCCGCCCTCTCAACCACCCATCATCAAGGTAGACGCCTACCGTGGGCAGTTCGACAACGCCAGGCGTTGTGCTGAGTGAGGAGCTACCTGTGAGGTGTACCGTGTACGTGTTATCCAACCCTTCAAATTGGAGGGGCACCATGTGGTGGTGGCACGCTACGTAGGTGTACCCCGTAAGAGGTGAGCTACTAGGTGCGTCCCATACATCTTGGTATGCCGTCCAATCCCAATCAGACTGGCTGGTATAGGCGTAAGACATAGTGGGCTTGAGTGTCTCTTTGAAACCCTCGTTGCCTACGTATTCAATACACTCTTTACATATAGTACCTGTGATGCCCCAGGCTGAACCCGTCAAAGTCTCTGACTTAGGTAGATTGTCCCAACACAATACGCACTTTTCCATTACACCTGCACCGTTCCCAGGTGTGCGTCCAATACTATTTTCATCCCGTTTTGCAAGACGTTTAGATTCCCTATGCTTACGACGCAGGGCTTGTTTAGTTCCCGACTTACGATTGCTGCGTGACATGTGCGTCCTCCTATTTGTGTAGCTATACCCGATGACTTTATCATCAATGGCACCATGTGTGGGTTGGTCATGATTGCGAGTAGTATGTTGCCCTCATCGAAGGCTGTGTCCAGTGGCTCGGTGGCGTCTGCCCAGACTGCGATACCCTCGGCTCGGCCCTTGACAACGGGCCGCCCCTGGAGCGTGGGGAAATTCCATTTCTTCCCACCCGTAGTGAGTGGTCGTGCCTGTAGTATCCATACACGTAGGTCAGTATCGACCGCCCACTCTATGTCCATCGGTTGCCCGAAAAACTGTGCAATTCTCTGGCAATCGGCTTGTACTCTTGCGAGCACATCAGCCGTGCCCTCTAATGGTGGCGTAAACTCGCTAGTGGCATTGTCTACCTCGTAGCTACCCTCAGGGTTGACCTCGCCTGACACCAGCTTGTCACCGAGTCCCAATGTGTACTCGATAATGCTAGTGCCCAACTCCATACTGAATGGGTCAGCCGTGAACGTGACCCCCGATAACCACGATGGCACCATCGCCTGTACTAGGACAGCGATACCCTTGTCCTCTTCACCCTTAGCCTCACGGTATGCCTCGGCCTTAACGCCTGAGGCACGGCACTCTTGGATACGAGCCATTACATCCTTAAGCTCAACGTGTAAGAACGTGTCGTGTTGTCCTGCATACGAGGAGTCCGCGCCGTCCTCAGCCAGACCCGATGAGCGTACGGCAAACGTGGTGGAGTTGGGCTTGGATGTCCCAAAATGGTTGGTATGTAAGTATTCGGCGTACTGTTCGATACGCACCAGAGTTTCCTTAGGCTCAATGACCAAGCCGTTGGGCACACGTAGCCCCTCGTGCATGAGCCTACCCAGGTTGGCCGCCTTTGACCCGTATCGTGTGAGTGGGTTGTCCATGTATGGATAATCGTGTAAGAACATCATAACCTATCGTACCTCTGCGTAAAATTCTCTGACCATTGGGCTTGCCGATTTGGTGAGTAATTCGGGCGTCCCCTCGCCCTCGCTCCAGTGTTTGTTGGCATCAAGCACACCCTGTAGCATGTGCGTGTTCCACAGCTTGCCGAAGAACTGTCCGCCGTTGTGCTCCAGGCTCCAGCACATGTCCACGAATAACAGCGGCGTGTACTCACCTGTCACATACTTGCGTACAACCTCAGCGATATACGCCCACTTGTATCCTCCGTATGTGGAAACCTGACCGAACGCCTTGAACGCCTGCTCTGCCCAGACTAGGGCATCTGGCCCATGCCGCTGTCTTACGTCAGCCCACCCATCCCACGCCTCGTGGCGTGAGCCGTGTTGCGAATTACGTAACACTTCGAGTAGCGAGGGGTGAAGGCTTGTAACATCGCCGACGTGACCACATGTATAGCGTAGTTCACCGCCAACCACCATATCTGCGTAACACGAGAACCAATTTGCCAACTTAACCACTCGTGAGTTGAACTGTCCATCGTCCAGCCCATCCAAGTGCAGGTCAAGTAGCAGGTAGAAGTCAGCCGCCTCGCGTACCAGTGGGAGGTCGGATGGCAAATTCCACGTGTTCACCGCTACGCGGCTTTCCATTTCGCCGTCGTCGTCCTCGCTATACTCATCGTCGTAGTCCGGCTCGTCCTCCTCGTACTCGTGCTCCTCGATTTCCAGGTCTATTGGTGCCAGTTTCTCGTCCATATCCCACCTGTGTATAGAAGTTTCGAGGGTAGTATATATACACTAGTACCCCCGTGCCAGGTGCTAAGCATCCTTCCTGTACCCCGCATCGCGAGCATCCCGTTCGGCCCAGACCTTGCGACAATCATCGCATAACTGACGTTCTTCGAACGTCTGTGCGTTGGGTCGTTTCGCGAACGGTGTACTGCACACTACGCAGAGTTTGGTTGTGACTTGTTCGGGCCCCATGTGTTATATATATTACCTCCGAATTTTCTATACTCCGCCACGACCCAGTTATTATACCACTCTGGGTCGATTTTGTCAAGCTCTCGTAACAGGTGGCGCACGCTACATCGGATTGTTACATTCTGCATTACGCCTCCGCGCGAGCACACCGTTGAGCAATAACTCGATGAATAAGTCGTCGGTCAACTCGTCGCTCGTTAGTTCTTCGCCAAACCAGACTGGGACACGCTCCTCAGTCTCGGTGTCAATCACCTCGCCATTGACCACGGCTATCATCTAGCCCTCCTTAAATTCGACTGTGACAATAGCGCCCACCGCACCCTGAGGCAGAGCCTCTTTGCGAATGTAGAGACTTCCGAACACATCGCTGGACTTGTCCAGCGCCGCCATGCGATAGCAGTTGTCAGTCTCTTTGTTTATCACGAACTCAGCACTCAACGAGTGCTTCGCGACAACTGCGGACTCGGCTTTCTTCGCCTTGGCGGGGGCCTTCTTCGCGACCTTTGGGGCAGCCTTCGTGCCTTTCTTCACGACAATCTCCTTCTGGACAGCTTTCGATTCTTCGAATAACGCCTCGTCTGCGGTGGTCAACATCGTGTGTAATGCGATGAACTCACCACAGGCTTCGTCATTCGCGATGCAGTTTCGGCACGCAAATACTTCGCGCCCGATGTTCCCTTGCGACAATCCAACGAACTGGCCTTCGGCCTTTTCGCAAAATTCGCACGCCACGGTCTTTATAACCAATGTCTCATACCTCTGATTCAGTTTCGGCTCTCCGACCGACCTCAAATATCATAGCACAGTTCAACCACCCCAGTCAACCCCTTTAGGGGTTGACGGGGGTGAAAAAGCCTTGCGTTACGCAAAGTCAATACCATCGCGAACCATTGCGACCAGCTTCCGATACTCCGTATCGGCTTCGCGATGGTCGTCAACCTGAAACCGCTTCGTGATTGGCTTCGGGAATCCAGGAGCGTCAAGCTCTAGCTTGACACTCCCCGCGATGTGGGGCCTGTCGTTGCCACACGATGTTTCCATCGTGACCTTGAAGCCATTCGCGAAAGACTTGGTCGCAGTTTTGCGAACCTTCATCTTCCCGACCCCTGGAGGGGGTCGGTTGTCTTTGCGATTCATCCATTGGACAGTTTTCGCGAAATCCATTATGCGCCTCCCTTTTTGCAATTGCAATTCGCGAAAATCTGACCACATTTGCCGTGCTTCGTGTCCTTCGCGACTAGCTTTGCTAGATTGGGTACCTTGCGAACCTCGGGTTGATGGTACATAACAACTCCACTGGGCCTCTTGGGCCGATTCCGCTAACTATCATACCATGTCAGCTCTCCTCCAGTCAAGTCCGTAGGACTTGACGGGAGGAGAACCGACTCCCTAAAGGGAGTCGTAGTTTTTCTCCCACTGTTCGCAATGGCTGTCTAAGACAGCGGCGTGTAATTCGCGACAAACATCGGCAAGTTCGGTGAACCGAACTTCCTGTTCAGCATCGCGAGCCACGAATTGAGGGTATTCATAGTCGCCTTCGGCGATGTTTTCACCGAAAAAGCTCGCGATATGTTCGCAAACTAGCTCCAAGACTTGGGACACCATTAGTT